CCTAGGGATTTTTTGAGGGAGAAAGACCTGTTTTTTGACCTCCAGCCGGTTTTAAGAATAAATTTACCGTAGGATTGTGAAAAAGGTGTCAAAATCCCTTAACTTATCCTATTGATGATGTGGTTGCGTGAACACATTTGATGTAGTTGAAAGCATGGACGCAATTGATTGAACGCATCCGACGCTGACCATCAGATATGTTCTCATTTGGTGGATGATGTGAGATGTCATAATGATAATACAGTAGTAGAGTAAGTAGATGACACATAAAACGACTTAAAGTATTGTAAATACATATAATCATATAAACTATGCTTGACTATCAGAATGGAAAGATATTTCAAATTGTCAATGACATGACTGATGACATTTACATTGGAATAACAACAACTACATTGAAAAGGGCACTCAATGAATGCTTGCATAATAACAAAAATGAATCAAATAGAAAATTGAGAATGTTTGTTCAGAATGTAGGACGGCAGCATTTTGTTATTGAGTTGCTTGAAGATTATCCATGTTTAGCATATTTTGAACTGAGACAGCGTTCTGAATATTACATACAAAGACTGAAACCATCACTAAATATGAATCATATGAAAACTGTTCAAGACCATCAAGAATATTATTTGAAAAAGTTAGAATATGTTAGACAACATCGAAAGTTTTATCAAGAAAAGAGAAAACATATCGAGAAAACGGGATTGATTCTGATGCGTTGTTATCGTGAAATAAAACTGTTTGAAAAGAAACGTCAGGAAACAGAAGCCATGTTTGCGGCATTGTTCATATGAAATAGAAAGATATGAGCTATAGCATGTCATCATACAATGATGATATGGTACTTGTGCGCTGAATTCACAAGAAAAACATTGATAGATGACGCTGACACACTGACGTAATGTTTTTGTCAGTGTGGATGACCATGAGAGATATTCTCATTTGGTGGAAACAATGATAGTGCCTATCATGATGATTCCATCGTTGTTCTAAGTGATTAAACTCTTTAGTTCATCCTTAAGCTTCATTGTTTGATACATTGATAATAATCTACATTGATTTGGCAATGGAATGATACAACTTTCATGTTCACATCATCAAAAGCTATTGAGCTGAATTCATTTGTATTTTATCAGCAAGATGTTCCCTTGTAAACGTAAAACTTCTAGAATGTCATCCGGCGAGGACGCTGCATTGGAGTTTGGTGAATTGTTTATTTTGTATCACTTAGACATCATTTTTGGTCGAAATAGTTCCGAATCAAACCAATAAATAACAACAGGGATGTATGCCAGAAGTTGGTGTAGTCGGCTAAGTCGAACGCCTACGATTGGCATGAGTTCGAATCCCAAAGTTTGCAATTTTTAGTTATGAATAGGCGGGAAGATTGAAATTCGAAATTTGGCGGGAAGTTCAAATTCAAAAAGTCTCCGGCACCGGTGAAAATTCAAAATTGATTCCGAAAATATCTTCACCACTGAGTGGTGAGTGGTCTCGTCAGGAAAAATATCTTCACCACTCAGTGGTGAGTGGTCTCGTCAGGAAAATATCAAAGTATGAGAGAAGTCTCCGGCACCGGTGAAAATATTGACTTGTGTATTTTCTCACACGCAATTTTCGAAACCAAGTATATAAATAAACTGGAGTGATGGATTCAACAAAGATAACAACAAAGAAACTTGATACACTAACAGGATTATCAAAGAATATTCTTCATGAACAAAGGCTAATCAATAATCACATGGAAAAACTGACACATCTTCTTGAAACATATAATCGCTATGTTGTTATTCCAAAGAAGGAGATTCAATACACTGAATCAAAGCAAAGAGAAGAACTCCATGATAAAACCAGCTTGATTTTGGATATATGTGATTACACTCAATAAACGCAATTAAAACGACTTAAAAAATATTATATATTATAGTATTATATAATATAGATGTCCAAATCTAAAAAGAGTCAAAACGTGATTGTGCAACAAGATGTTCAAGAAGTGTTCAAAGATACAATCACATATCAAGACTTCCTCGAGATTTCTGAAGTCAATGAACATGACATGTATAAAGTTCACAATATTGTCTCACGTTGTTATAAAGATGTAATGATTTTCACCGAAGGCGGTTCACTGTATTATTATGATACAAGTTTGAGGATATGGAAACCTCAACAGTTAGCACTTGGAGAAGGAACAATCATTTCGAAACGTATTCAATCTGACTATGATAAACTGACACAAGATGAAAAAGATAGATGTAATGAAAAACGATTAGGCAATAAGATAGTTGAGTCATCAGCTATGATTAAGATTCGTTCTTCCAAGTATTTCGATAAAACAGTTGTAGATTCCATCAAACATGGTTTATTCATGAGTCTCATTCAGTTTGATTCCAATAATGATGAAGTGCATTTTGAGAATGGATATATGAATCTAAAGACACTGACATTTCATCAACGAAAGCGGGAACAGTTCATATCAAAAGTGAATCCATGGTCATATACTCCAGACATCATTACAAAGGAAAGTAGAGATTACATTGAAGACAACTTCTTGAAGATTTACAATAACAGCAAAGAAGTGTATGATTTCAACATGCTATTTAATGGTTATTGCATCACAGGAGAAAAGAACTTGAATGTTATGATGATTGCGTATGGAAAGAAAGCAGGAAATGGTAAAACAACTATTCTTGAGAAGATGATAAATGTATTTCCAATTTACTGTATTGAAACAAATAAGAAAGCCATTGAAGAGAACGACAAACAACATAAATATCTGATTCACATGAAAGGTGTTCGATTGATGGTTATTGAAGAAGCATGCAGTGATAAACAAGCATCCGCATCAATCATAAAACAGTTGACAGGCAATAAATACACATGCGAAATCATGTATGGAACAAGTGAAGTGATTGAAAACAAAGCGAAGATTCATATAACATGTAATGAAATGCCACGATTGAAGACAGATGAAGGAACAGAAAGACGAATCATTGTGAATTCATATGATAACAAGTTTATTACGAATGACCCAAATGAAATCAAGAAAGCACAAGAAGCTAAAAAGCGAGGTGAAATTTTGAATTATTACATGCAGGATGACCACTTTGCAACGTGTGAAGAATTACCCATTTATAAAAACACAATTGCACTTATTCTCATGGAATTCGCTAATAAGTATTACAAGCTTTACTATAAGAATAAAGCAAACTTTAAACTTGATATGCCTAAAGTAATCAATGAAAAGTCAAGTGAAATCTATGGTGAATGTGATAAAGTCAAGAAATTCATTGAAAGTAATTTTGACATGACAGGTGATGATAGAGACACAGTTGGCTATGTCGAAATGTTCAACACGTATCGTAAAATGACATATGATACACACACTCAATTTTCTACATTGAAAAATTCTATCTGTAATATTCCTGGAATAACTTACTCGATTAATGTTGAACGATTGATTGAAGGGAAACGGTCTAGAGGTGGATTCAAAGGATTGCGTTTTATCAATACTCCATACATGTTCGAAGAAACTGATAATCAAGTTAATGATGAAAAGGATAAACTTATCGAGAAGTTGAGAAATGATATCCGAGAACTTAAAAAACAGCTTGAAAAACAACAAACTGTAGTCTACAATGAAAGAGAAGGAACATTCGATGATGATAGTTGTATCAATAAGGTTGTCAAGATAAAGAAACCAAGTGTTAAACATTTTCAGAAGTTTGTTGAACAAGCTACTAAAGATAATGTTGAATTTAAGAAACGGAAACAAGAAACAGATGATGCATTCAACAAGTTATTTGCAGATGATGAAGAAAGTGATGATGAAGATGATGATAGACTACTAACACTTGACTTTGGTTTATAAATCCAATCGTTGAGGCTTCTTAATAATTCTACCCTTTCTATTTTGTGTATGTTCAACAATTGGCTCAGCCTTTTGTTGAATTGGTTTTGGTTTAGATATTGGTTTGGATATTGGTTTGGATATTGGTTTTGGTTTAGGAACAATAACTTCATCCGGTGGTAGTTTTTCATTTTCAGGAACAGCTTGTAAGTCATAAGCAGGATAGACATGTTCTCTGTTGCCATCAAGTATATACAATGGTGGTTCATTATCTTCAAGATGTATATCTGTTATCGTGTAAATCTTCTGATTCCATCGTGCATCCGTTGACCTAAACTTACCATGTAATTTTACATTTTCATCATGAACTTCTGTTGGAGCAAATTTAATGAGTCTTACTTTTTGACCAATACTTAACAATATCCCATGACCAAGAATATGATGAATATAAGGTATTTTACGTTTATTTGCTTTCTTATTCAATGCAGCAACAACAGTAGGCAAGTTCTTAACCCATTCAGTATTTGGCTTTTTTGTTTTCAACTCTTGTGCAGCTTGTAGAGTGAATAATGCTTTTCCTAATGATTGATTGCATCTCTCTACAATGCCGACAGTGTTATGTCGATTTGGTAATGCAGTGTGTATGCCAACTTTGTGGTCTTTAAAATATGTAGAAACCACACCTTTGAATTCTGAACCACTGTCAACAGTAATAATCTTTGGCATCTTAAGAACATTTCTATCATAAATAACTTCAAAACCATGCTTAACATCTTCAGCCGTCTTACTTTCCAAAGGAACAACATCACATAAACGTGTGCCTTGGTCTACAACAACCAACGCATACTTATATCCGTTGTCGTTTGGCATGTGTAGTAAGTCAGCTTGATGATACATATCTTTCGGAGCAGGTTGAAATCTAGTCATTTCATCACGTTTTGGTTTGGTTGGCTTTTTGTGTAGGTTATACACGAGTTCATGTTTCAAGTCTTTGCCATTATCACCAATGAATCCAGTTTTATAATATTCTTCTGCCATATACACTAGCCACACATAATAATCGCATGAAATTCCTTAAAATTATATTCTAATATATAAGTATATAATACTAGAATGTCCGAAGTCGCAAAGCCAGTGTATAAAACATTTTCAGAACGTTATCATCAACAGCCAGGATACAAAGAGAAATTCTTAGCAAAGGTATATGAGAAAGTTGTGTGTGATTGTGGTGAAACATTTAGTAGATGCAATCTATCAAAACATAAGAAGACAAAGATTCACACAACGAGATTGAATGATGAGATTAGAAAACGAGATGATAAATACAGTGAACTCGAAAAACGATTAAAAGAACTTGAATCTAAGTTGGACAATAAAAACGCACCACAAAAATAATTAAGTATAGTTTCTTTAAGTCGTTTTTAAGTGCGTAAATACTTAAAGATTTATTATCTAATATAATATTATATAAATCATGGAGTTCGAAAATCAATCATTCGTTATTGGAAAGTATGAAATCAATTTTAGCCTTGGATTTGGAGGACGATTAGAAATTGATGTAAACCATCTTGTTGATGAACTGAAATACTGTGGACATGTTGAACAATCACAGAAGCGTGTTGGTTGTATTGTTGAGTTCTATTATACATTCACTGTTTACCGAAAATATGAAGATTATCGGATGACAAACATGTTCAATGGATGTAAAGTGTTCTATAATGAAAAGCTAGATGCACATGAATTAATGCAATATGTTATGAAGAATATTACAATTTGGATTAGTGTATTGGATAGAAAGAATAAACTAAATTCGGTAATGAAGACATTGATGGCACACAGTAAAATCATACCTAACATTCGAATTCAGAACAAGTATTCAAATGTCATTGATGAAGTGAAGCGAAAAGTGTTAGCAAAGCGTGTGGCAAATGATAGCTTTGATGGAATCGCACGATACTGTGGACATCCTGATAGAATCTACAACTTATGCTATTCAGAATGTGAAAAGCGTGAATTTAAAGAACTGTATGGATTCTAAATTGTAAACCAAATTCATAGCATCAAAACTGATGCCACGAATCAAACGCACCACAAAATTAATTAGCTATAGTTTCTTTAAGTAGTTTTAAGTGTGTAAATACTTAAAGAAATATTATCTAATATAATATTATATAAATCATGGAGTTCGAAAATCAAAGCCAGCAATCCGAAGTATCAATTTATGACGAAACATTAAGCAATGCATATGATGAAACAGATGAACATGCCAATGATGATAATTACTATTTGGACTTTCATACTGGTGAATATGGCGCATTTACATGGACAGATAGACATGGTGAATTCCACATGACACCGCATTATTGGTTTGAAACAATTGATGACTTGGATAACATTGATGACTTTGTGCATGAAGAAGATGACATATACATTCGTTGTGATAAGAGCGATGCCATGAAGAGCCATCCAAACAATAAAGAATATCTTGAAAGAATTTATGGTCAGGATTTCACACTAATCCCTTATTACAACATGTATATTGGAAGTTGTAAATATGACTTTGGTGTTGATTGTAAATTGTATTACGACAATGACAAATTCGTGATAATTACCTATGTAGACATTGACCATCCAGGATATGATGATTACGCTGTTGATAAAATCATAAAAGTTCAATTAAATGAGTTCAACAAGGATAATATCATTAAATTGCTACACACAATCGCATTACAATATTCTGATGACCTATTACAAAAGAACAAAGAAACACTAGCAAAGCAAACTACATATGCCATTCACGAAGAACTAATCAAAATTACATGCCATCCAGATAGAATCCGTGATTGGGTGTATGATGAAGATGAAAAACTTGAATTCAAAGAACTGTATGCATTCTAAACTGTAAATCAAATTCATAGCATCAAAACTGATGCCACGAATCAAACGCACTGAAACTATTTGCAAGTATAGTTTCTTTAAGTCGTTTTAATTGCGTAAATTACTTAAAGAAAAAATAATATATAATACTATTATATAGCCATGGCAAAGAAAGCAAAACTTATTAAAGCGGTTGCATTACCGATTAAATGGTCAACTGCGACGGGGAAAGTTGTGAAATACACATATAAAACAAAAGAAAAGAAAAAGATGAATTTCGATGAACTCACACAACAGGCAAAAGCTGATATCAAAACCTTGACAAAGACTCATAAATCAAAGACAACTATGTATCAACTGTCTGTTAACTTTGGAACAATTGAAAAACCATTATGGATTGCAACTCAATTTCATTATGGTGATGAGTTTACTGCTGCATCATTGTATCAAATGATTGAAGACGGTGAAATTAGTGGAAAAACTACTGGAACATTGAATACTAACGATATCTCAGAGTTCAAAATTTATGCTGCCGATTATGGATTAGCTAGTGGAGGAAATAGTAAATACAATGATTGTTTATACAAGTGTTTGTCGAGTGCTTTAGGTGATAAATGTCCATGGACAAAAGCTAAATCATTGAAAGAATATTTGAGTCTAAATCGGTGTGATAAAGTTGGACTTGATGAGCTACCGATGATTGAGAAGAAGTTAAAGTCAATTGGTTATCACATTAATGTTATCGGTGTTGATTCAGAACATTCATATTCATCTCAAACAAATAAAGGCTTACCAATCACATTATCGTTGAATGATGAACATTATGAATTCCATGAAACGAAAACAAAGGATGATAAACTGACGTTCGGAGTATCAGATAAAGAACGTAAACCATTAATCTACAGAAAGTTGAATAAAGATGAATTTGAAGTGTATGATGGCATTACGGTGTCGAAAATCACGAAGGATAACTATAAGATACTCAAAAATAGACCATATGGAACTGATTACATCCTTGTTGCATGTGAGGAACAGTTGAAGTATGAAGACAGTGATGATTACTATAAACCAACGTTGAAACAATCATATGACTACTTCATTAAGATGGCTGATGAACTAAAAGAAGCAACTAAAGATTTTAAAAAGGAGTTGCAAATCAATTTGTATATCACTGGAGAATACACAACAACAGCATCAAAGTTGTTCGAAGTGTTTGTGAAACATATTATTCCTGATGATATTGACACAATTGAAGCTCAATGGATTGAAGATGCATCATTTGGTGCTGTGTTGTATTCAGAAGATGGATACATTGGACCGGCATTTAACTATGATGTTAACAGTCATTATCCGTCAATCATGTCATCAGTTCATTTTCAAATTCCAATCAGAAAACCAGAATACAAAATGTTGACTGAATTACCTGAAGTGTTAGCCTGTGGAATCTACAAATGTGTGATTTCACACGAACCTGGAGTATTCTTTAGATACAATGCAAAGAACACATACACAAACATCGATATCAATTCTGCAAAAAAGAAAGGTTTGAAAGTTGAACTGATACAAAATGGATTTAACAATGCATGTGTGTATGTTGGTAAGAATGTTAAAATGACTGGTTCACAATTGTTTAAAGATTTCGTTGAGCAATTGTATGCATTGAAATTGGCTAAAGTGAAAGGTTCAAAACGAATTTTGACTTGTTTGTGGGGATATCTATCAATGATGAGCACAATGAAAGTAGTTATCAATGAATCGGATGAAGAAGGATATGAACTCTATGAGGGTAATAAAATCAAGCATATCATACCAGTTGATGATGAACATGATACAATCATCCATACCAAACGAAAAGCATTCAGATTTCCATATGCGAGAATGAAACCATTTATGCTCGCAAAAGGACGAGAAAAGATATTAAATATCTGTGATAAATACATGGACGACATCGTGAGAATTCATACTGATGGTTTCTATGTCAAAAGAAAGATTGATGATATCAAATTAGGAACAGAATTAGGAGAATTGAAATATGAAGGATTTTGTCCAGTGTATCATGTAAATAATGTTATTCATTGCACAGGTAAGTTCAATTAAACCTAAACTAGTTAATCATGTTTGAAACATGATTAATTAATGCATTACGCCGTTTTTGATAACCAACATGTTGAGTCAATTGGACAACTAGCACCATTTTTGAGAACATATAACTTAACTATAGTATTAGAACTAATCTTTTGAAGATAAACTCCATTAGCCAATAGAACATAAATGGATGCACTTGATAAATTGACCAATTCAAACACTGAACCAATTGGACAACCATATGTGTATGGAAGCATGACTGTCGCAGATGTCGAACCAGTAAATACAAATCGTTGATTCTGTTGTCCAATAATGGTTATAGGAGACACTAACCAATCGGATGGCGTTGTTCCATTCGTATTTAAACATGTGATAAAACATCCATCACCTGCATTAGGTTCTGATAATACAACAGAAGTATCTGATGACTTAATTGTCAACGAAAAGCTACTATTGTTTGTGATAATATAGCTGAATCCTTCTGTTGCATTCGATGGTAATGTTATCGTTGATGCACTACCTGAACCTAAAACATATTCAAATGGACTTGAAGCAGTTGTCAACGTAATTGATGTCGAAACAACATCACTCTGTGGCAATACAGCTGAACGCACCCATGCAGTTGAAGATATACATGTAAATAGCCACGTTCCTTGTGTTCCGACAGTTCCTGAAAATGTAGTTCCATCACTATTATAAATGGTTCCTCCAGCAGTAATTGATGGCGTCAGTGAATTCGAAAAAGACGAATGATAACCAATGTAAATCGAACTACCTAATGTATAATTGATAGGGAATGTAATGTTTGTATATGAATTCGCATAAATAACGTAGAACGGTAATGTAGTGTTATTTAGTGTAAATGTTGTCGTCCCTGTTGTTTGACTTGTTGATACAACTGTTAAAGTTCCGCTATTTGTGTAAGCCGTGTTTGTGTAATTGAAATTGTTTGTGCTTAAAGTCGATATTGTAATAGATGTCCCAGTTGCGACTCCTAAAGATGGATTCGTCAGTATTGGATTTGTCAATGTCTTATTTGTTAATGTTTGTGTATCATTAATACCAACAAATAATGATGATGGAATTGCTAAACTATTGATTGCATTTATCAATGGATTCGTGATACTTTTGTTTTGTAATGTTTGTGTTGCTTGACTTGTTATTACTGTATCGGATGATGTAGGAAATGTCATTGTTGTTCCATCTGTTCCGTGCAGCGTTAAACTATTGCTTACTGTCAATGTTTTATTACTAGCCAGGGTCAATGTTGCAGATGTTGTTGGAGTTATGTATAAGCCATTGATATCAATTGTATCGATTTCACTAGCATTAATCGTCGTTGCATCAAAATTACCTTGATTATCGAACAAGTTGCTCATCAAACCACTCAATGTGCCATAGTTTTCTGTTGATGTCATTACTATATAGTATGCAAAGATAATATAAATTAAACTGACCATGCACTACCATTGTATGATGATATCTTGCCTAATGTTGTGTCATATACAATCATGCCTGCAACCGGAGATGCAATTGCTGATTTTTGTGTTGTTGTCATTGTTGGTATTCTCAATGCATTTGTCGTTGATGTCATATTTAAACCTATTGGAATAACTTGTGAATTGATTGCTGTATCTAAAACATTTTGACATTGAACTAACCAACCAATATTTTCCGGTGATGCAGTATTATCAACAAATGTAAAGATAAATGATGATTGGAATGGCATTTGCGAATAAATAGTCGTAGAATCATTAGCTATAATATCAATCGTTGCAGATGAAACATTATTGATACAAAATGATTTACCCAGAAATGTTGATGTGATAGATGGTAATGTTATTTGCATTCCGCTAGCGACACCATATACATTTGACAAGTATGGTGTATTATTATCAAATGAAGCAGTTGACATGCTTGTGTTCAGTGATTGATATGAACCAAATAATACAGATGCCGGATTGTTTGATGTGTAGTAAACAAGCCAACCTAGATTTTCAGGTGATGCAGTATTATCGACACATATGAGATTCATAAACTGATTTGGCTTCGAATTTGGAACTAGCACAGATGAATCACTACATATGACTTGACAGTCTGAAGAAACGTTCATCAAACAAAACGTTGGACCATTAGCTACTGTTGATAAAGCTGGCAATGTTAATATAATTGGAGAATTCGCATAGAGATTCTGATAGTATGGACTCGCTGATGTTAGTGTGATAGATGTTGATGTAGTTGTTGTTATTGCATTAAATTGTGATTGCAATGATGATGTGTAGTTTTTGATAAAGTTATTATTTTGAGGAGATAGTAAACCATTTCCTATCATTGTAATTTCAACATTGTTTCTTCCAGATAATAAGCAAATTAAACTTGAATCACTACCGTTAATTGTAATTATGCTATCTGATTCATTGACGATATTAAAACATTGATTTGGAGACATTACTGAAGCAACCGGCATTACAATAGTCTGTGGGCTATTACCAGAACAGATTTGCTTTTGTGTTGAAGTTGCTGTTAATGTTGTCGTAGTGCCAAGTAATTGAATGTTCGATGAATTGATTACGTTATTGTTTGATGTCATACGTCCTACGACAGTTGCATTGCCTCCAATGTTAATATTTTTCGCGATGCCAATACCTCCACTAGATATAATTGCCCCTGATGAAGTTGTTGTAGAGTCTGTCGCGTTTGTTGACGTTATTACACCTCCTGTTGTTAATGAATCACATGTTATTGCTCCACAGAATATTGAACCCGTAGCGCCGATACCACCAGACACAATTACAGAACCTGTTGTTTTTGAAGTTGATGATACTGCTGAAGCAAAAGTAGTTGAACCAGTATTAATGTTATAATTTTGAGAAACTTCATTTACACTCCATGACGAAGCATTGTTGTTTACTGTTGATATACAAGTGATAACCACGTGAATATTTGCAAGCGCATTAATCACAAGAACATTCGTTGATGTTTGGATATTTAGAAATACAGTTGTATTGTTGATGATACAATATGATGTTCCAACACTGATTGTTGATGTGCTCGGTAGTAATATTGTTTGAAATGCTGAACCTGTGAATACTTGATAGTAAGTGCTTGATGACGTCAATGTTGTTGTTCCATTGTTTGCTACTGTCGATGTTAAGCTCTTTGTTGTATTTAATGAGTTGATAACACCACCAACATACAAATTCTTTGCAATTCCAACTCCTCCGCTTGTGATTATACTACCAGATGATGATGACGTTGATTCAGTTGTGTTTGCAACTGTTAAGATACCACTCGATGAAATATTCGCTGAAGTAGATGAACCAACGTATAATGCTCCACTTACACCAACACCACCAGAAACTTGAACTGCGCCAGTTGTATAAGAAGTCGATGCCGTTCCTGATGCAATGATAACATCACCGGCTGAATCGATATTTGAGTTTAATGTTGATGTCCATGATGATGGCGTATTACCCGAAGCTACCAAACAAGTAATAACATCCCGCATACCCGCCTGTAATTTTTGAATCAATGAACTTGAAGATGTATTAACTGTCAATACTCCTGTGCTGTTATTGATGAACATAAACGATTGTCCAACTGTTAATGTTGTAGTTATTGGCATTGTTATTGTTTGATTTGATGAACCAGTGAAGACATTGTAGTAATTGCTTGCATTTGTTAACGCAACTGTTGAGCCTGATGTCGTAAATGTTGAAAATCCGTAAATTGGTGTTCTCATTGTTTTGTTAATGAGTGTTTGAGGTGTATTCAATGTGCAAACTGTATCAGATACTGCCGGAAATGTGTATGTATTGCCATCAACAAGAGATGAAAAGCTGACATCATTATTTATGCCGATTGTTTTGCCATCTGTCCCGATAACATTGATACTATTGGAAACGGTAAATGTCTTATTACTTGCGATTGATAAGGTTGATGATGTTGATGGTGTGATGTATAATCCGTTGATATCAACAGCATCATTTATTTCTTGAACGTTGATAGTTGTGGCATTGAAATTCCCTTGATTATCAAATAAATTGCTTAACAAACCTCCTAATGTTCCATAATTCTGAGTTGATGTCATTATGCTTAAGAGACTATATAATACACAAAGATAAATTAATTTATATCAATAGTATTTGATTGTTTGTAATAATGTATCTTGGCATTGACTTATGGATGTATAAGAATCCAAACATTTTGTAGTCTATGTCTATGACAGTCTGTAGCTCTTCCTTTGATAAATCAATGTATGACTTTATAAACTTCTTTACTGAGTTCATATTGGCAGATGGAAATAATACATAACTATCACATTCAAAGATAATATGTCTTGTCTTAAAATAATTTGTTGTTTGATGGTTGATAACAATAACATCAATGCCTGCTTTTCGTCCATGTTCTAAACATTGTCGTAATAACATGTCAATAAATACATACAGTTTCTTGTTCACAGCATCGTAATCGTCAAATATTAGTATCTTATCTTTCAATGCGTCGATAGTGATGGTTGTTGCAAACAGTGGATTATTAACATTAATTTGGATGAACGGGTCTTCGACATTATCTTGTGGTGGTTTAACAAAGTGTGCAAATGCAGGGTCTAAACTGTCTGTAGTTGTCATCATAACAATTTGTTTAACTGGTCGTTCTTTGGTTTCACGAATATTTCTCAATTCTCCAGCTAAATACGATGCAAATGATGATTTTCCAGAACCAGCAACACCACTGACATAACCAGCATATCGTTGATTGCTAGCAATGTTTATGTATGGTATCACATTGAATTGTCCATTATTCAGGCTAATATTCCTTACACGTTCATTCTTTGGAACATTAAAATTTACATACAACTTTTGTTTGTTCAACTGTTTATTTGTCGAAACAACTTTGGCAATTGGATAGTCTTTATCGTGTGTGAATGTTAAACTCATAATTGTGTTATATATTTGTATAACATAATTATTTATATATCCTTTGTCAATACTGCAACAAGTTCATCTGGGTTCAATCGAGTAGATTTTGTCATCTTTGTGATGTATTGGTGATATTTAGAATTAGTCATATGAGAATTTTGAAGACGAAAGATAACATGACGTCCACATGAATTCATGTCTTTTGACCATTTTTCATACCGATTCGGATTAAATGATACGTTGTAATTGGAATTGTTTAGCAGTGTTCTTAATGGAGTCTCGCCGTTCAAATAGGATAAGTATTTACAGTCTGGTATTTCGTCGTCTGGTTTTAATCCATAAGGGTCAAAGAATATGACATTTTCAAATGTTTGTCTGAACAAACAACACCAATGACCACTAGTTTCACTTGTTGTTTGATACAAAATTATGACCTTACCATGTGGATTTAATAACTCATCTAGTGAGTTCATCTTGACGACATCAGAATACACGACTACTTTTACTTTTCCTTTCAATGCATCAACCATCTGTTTACCACTCAACCGTTGATTATCCAATTGTTTTAACTCTTCTCTCAAATGCATGCTTTATATATATGGAATAGATTAAATTTATCCGTGCAATAGTCCGGCTCCAATTGCATTTCTTACACTATTTAAGGCGGATGCTGTGCCTAATGTTCCAGGAGTTTTAACAACTGACCCAACAACATTTGCAATATCAGAAAGTCCACCTATTCCAGGTTTGATATAGGAATTCCATAATTTAGATAAACTGAATCCTCCACCATGCATTTTAACGATTTTTCCACCACGATGATGACGTTTCATTTGCCCACCATCTGTGTTAGTTAGATTTACAACTCCAGATGATTCATTCTGTTCTGCTTCAACAATGTCCTTTTCAACGATACCAACACGTAATTCCATTTGTTCAGGTGAAATGAGTGCAACACCATCAACAACATACAACACGTTAAATTGATATCTCCAAGCTGCATCAGCTGGTGCCGGATTGTTCAAGTAATTGAAGTAGTCAGCATTATCTGTTAGAATGTTATTTTTAAGCGTAAATGATATGGTTATAGGAAAGTTTACTGCAGCACCAGCAACATATCCACCAATGTCGCGTGCAACATCCACACAGAATACAGAGCCTAATCTGAAGTCGTATTGTTGGAAGTTCATTGAATCTAAACCGTTATCACAAGCTAATTGATACATTTGACGTTTCTTCATTCCTGATAACAATGCTTCTCTATCTCCAATCTGAATTTTAAGAGTTTCAATTGTTAAAAACCCATCTGCGTCTGTATCAGTTTTATCATTCTTTAATCGTGATGCCCAGAAGTATATTTTGTTTGGAACATGGTCAATGTAATCAGTGCTCATTGTTGTTTCGGCTAAAGTTGCTCCTTGTGCTAAAGCGGCGATTGGTTGCGTTTTCAGATAATATTTAGGACATGGAACTTTAACTACTTTTGGAATAGCAACAGACGGTTTCATCCAATGTAAATATAGCGACAGATTCCCTTGTGTTGTTGGTAATGTTGGTGTATATGAAAATCCAGCTGATTTAGCAGGGTTCAGTGAAAACATTCGTTTCAATGTTGAATTGAATGATAGTTTGACACGCATGGTTCTAATATTTGATAGACCAGATTGTTCTTCTTCGTTAAATAATGGATGTTGAAGAGGCTCCACAATTTCATCCCAGGTTTTCACAATTGGTGTATTATCATATGCTGTGTTATCCACAGTCCATGACAACATCGCACGTGTGGCTTCAGATGATAATGCAGGAACAACAGAAAATGGAGAATCTCTTGATGATGCAGGAAGTTTAGCATATGCATTTGCTTCGTCTAATTGTGATGCTCCGAAGCCCAGATATTTCTTTCGTGATTCACTGTTTGTGTTAAATCGAGATAATGCAGGAAGGTAGTTGTTTGTGTTGTATCCTTCAGGAGTTTCATTAATTTCTACAATACAAGTATCAATCAGTTGGTTAATACATTGATATCTAGGAACAACATTGTTAATGTTTGCTTTAATATCAGCCCCATGTGCCGCAGCATCAGCCCCGGTTGTTGATGCCATGCTTACATTTAATCCATTCATACGAATTAACACACGACTGTCTAAAATCATGTTGGTTCCACTTGATTTGATGACGACTTCTGCGCCAGACGTATCAAATGTATCGAAATCAACCTTAGTCCACCATTCTCCATCAGGACCTCTGACATGCTCACGAACAACTTCACCGACCACTGACTGTTGAAATAAATCATAACCATTCACATTGTGCACTTTATCGCTCATGATAATCTATATACTTTTATTTCATAAATTAATTTTTCATAAAAATGGATTAAAATATAAATAATCTAGATTATTAGTATATTAATGGAATTTACAATAGACGATGAACTTGAAACAATATGTCCAGTAAAGCAGAAGTATAGATGTGATAAATGCAATAAAGAGTTCAAGCGATATCAACACTTGACGCAGCATATGAACAATAAGTATTATTGTGATAGAATAATTACTCAAAAAGAAGTTCTTGATAAAAAACTACAGTTTGCAACCACACAATACGACAATCTATTGAAAGTTATCAAATCACAACCAAGGATTGAACTGTATAAGTTGCTTATCATGTATCGAAATGTTTACAACTATTGTTATAAGATACGATGCTACATTGAAAAGATGAACTTACCAGAAAATGACAAGAAAGCAGCCTTAAAAGGTTTCAATGATTATTATGACATGGTTAAAAAATTAAATATATAGTCATAGTATATAATTGAGTATGGATAATGAATACTTTAACATATTGCTTCAGAATACCACATCATCGGTCCAAAAAGTTGTCAGTGAAAATAACCTTAAATTTCCAATTATTCGTGATGCCAGTCAGTATGAATTAGGTATAACTAAATTTGCTTTACCAGTCCAATATATCGAGTGCTTTAAGATTAGTGATGCATCACAGTATCAGATTACTCAATCTCAGTTAGTCCCTGTTTATACATCATCCGGGGGAATTGATGATGTTAGCAATGTGTTGTTATCTACTACAACCAGTTTATTAGATTCAAATGCGTATCCCATGATAAATCAAGAAGATGTTATCGAAAATGTCAATAGAGCATTCATGAGAGTTCATAGAGATTTCATTGCCTTGTATAATCCATATTATAGTAATGTTCAAACACAAACGGTTGCTATTAACTATTCTGATGCAGCCACGTATACCTCTGCAACAAACTTCAAATACACTAAACAATTTTCATTCGCTAATACCAGTCCAGCAAATTATTCAAACTTAGGATATTTAACCGTCAGTTTATCACTTTACAATGAAGATTTCTATGTTCTCGGAAGTCATGGACACACGAATATGACATATGAAGTGTTTATCACAGACCAAAATTCAAATACTGTGCAGTTATTCTCAAATCATCAGACACAAAATGGTAATTTGGTTTTTTCAAGTAGAACTCAGCAAACTATTGTTTTCGATGACTCATACATAAAATCATACGAAGACCAATACAATATCAATGTAGTTCCTGCGGTTAATAGCACAACCTACTGTCATCCACGCAATTCGTTCATTAGTTTCTATGATAAAGTTCAAACTGGTGGCAATTGGACTTTAACTGTCATTGCATGTCAACCAATCAAAAATGAAGTCATAGTATCTGACCAAGCGTTTCCGTTTGTTGATGCAACGATAACAGCCTATTTTGTGCCTACATATAGTCAAAGTCTTGGTCATGCTGTTTGTAAACCTGTTTACGTTGATATTGCTCAACAAAATGGTTCGAACTTTCTACGTTTGAATATTGATGAAAAGGCTGCATATCACAATGCTCGATACTACTTATCTCCGTCTTTAAATAACATCCTCGGATTTGAGAGCGTGTTCTATTCACCTAATTACATGTTATCATATGGACAAGTTATTTATTCTTCTCAAACAGATATGTATATCCAAATTATACAACGAGTTAGCACATTATTCAAGATGATAAGCATTCGAGAAATTCAATTCATTACGAATAATATTCCTACTCATGGAGAAATTACAAACGATAATCTCAAGTCAAATAGTGTTATTGCATCATTTAATCCATCAACGAACACTCTAAAAGATATTTATGAATACTATAGCACAAGCTCGTGGCGTTATTATTCACTACAAAATTCTCAACCTATTGACATCATTGATATTCGTGTTGATATTCTTTACAGCACAGGAGAAATAGAGACCGCTACGATTCAACCTAATGAAACATTCCAGTGTCAATTACACTTTAGAAAGAAATTACCATATATCATCAGGTAATATTTTTTTTATGTCATATAATAATATAAGCGTAAAGTTATGGAAAAAATATCTGCATTACTTTGTGAACAGTCGTATAGAAAACAGAATGCACAGTTGAATGTCGAAGGATATGCTTTAGATAATACATTTTCAAAGGATAATGCCGTTGTGTATGTTGACAATAAAAAGAAGATTGTAATAATGGCAATTCGTGGAACTCAACTCACGAACAAAGAAGACATTCATGCTGATATCAGTATTATTAAAGGAAATTTCGCGACATCAAAGCGGTTCAAAGACTTGAACAAACTATTTTCAGAAGTCAAAAGTAAGTATAGCACATATAAAATTGATTTGACCGGTCATTCACTTGGAGCAAAAGCTTGTATCGAGTTATTGAATCAACATACTGATAGTATAAACAAGATATATCTTTTTAATGCAGGTGCAAGTATCAGTGATTTAGTAAATGGACTCTTCATGAAGTTGTTCGCCAAACTTGGATTATCTCATGCCAAAAAGATGAAACAAAAGACTGTTATTTACCACATTATCGGAGACCCTATTTCGTTCTTTGCTAGATTTCATGCTGCCGAACATCATAATATCAATCCGACACAAGTAAACACGCATTCATTAGATAACTTCACTAATTTGGATGATGCATTGAAAGCAGCTGGTAATAAACCAATTGATGATGTTGTTAAGGATACAGACTCATCAATTGAAGGTGGAAAATTGAAGAAACCAAAGAAACAACGTAAGCCAAGAAAGTCCAATGCAGAAAAGACGGTTAAAGTTGAAGAGAGACCATCACAATTTGATTCAGTGATTGCAATGCGAACACCAGTAAAACAACGTGTATTCAAACAGAAACGGATTACACTTACTGATATTTCTCCAAATAAAGATATTAAGTCTTCACAACCTTCAACATTGACAGGAGAATTGAAATACTTAAACGGTGTTCTTGTTTCCACTGGAAAATCCAGAAAGAAATATCAATTACATCAGCAAGATATGTATGATGCTAATAAAGCAATCAATGATACCATTAGTAAAGGTTATAAACAGTATTTGCAGTTCATGGTTAATCCTACTTTGCTTCAAAGTCAAATAGAAACACGAAGTTCACAAGCAACATTACAATATCTACAAGGATTCAAACCAATACCGGAAGGATTGATGCCAATACATAATACAACACTCTTACAATCTATGTATAATATTTGTAAGGATAAAGCATTTGATGTAATGGAAGTGAGCCCGTATGGTGAATTCACTGCGTATTTATCACAGTATCAGATAAATAATGATTATCGCAGAAAGAAACATTTGTTATGTAGCTTTGCTAATGTGAGACATTTGATAAACGAAATATCAAGTTCCGATGTTCAAAACTTTGGCATGCCAGCCATGAATAATATTGTTCCAAAGTCTGATTTCATTTATGCCAACTTGGCTAATTTTGACAATAGATTAGACATCACAGTTTTATTCAAGCTTATCAAAACCATTGGAAAGAAAAACACTGTATTATACGTCCTATCATGTGAATCGATGGGTGATAATATTAGAGGGTTTTGGCAGTATATAGGATATGACTTATTCAAATCAATGTTTAGTAATTACTATGACCGCGATGACAACAGACTGCAAGAACTATATCAGAGCATTGTGGGTAGTCGTCAAAACGTCAATGTCAATGTCAACGTTCAACAACCACAACAACAAGCACATGAACCATTACATGAACCTATAAACCCTAAAGAAGAAGAACCTCAAATCATTCATGAGGATGTTTCGCCATTACCACCACCATTACCACCAATCGAAGAAGCATCTAAAAAACAAGTTTACTATAAATGGATTAATGAAAGTAATGATGTCAAATATGTTTATATCACGGCTAAGCTCTTCCATAGAGCAGCTGAACTACAAACTGGAACTAATGATGATATCGTATATCCATCGATATTCAAGTATGATAAAACGTATATAACTAAATTAAAACAGATTAAAAAAGTGCAATTCTCGTCTATGAAAGCCGTTTATGCTATGAATGCAAGTGAATTCGAAGATACAATCAAACCAAAAGCGATGGATAATAAAAAACCAGCAAAGTATATTGAATTTGTAAGTCCTGATGACCCAAACGCTAGACCTATCGATATCAGTAATGTTTTAATTCCTGAAGTTGAGAAAAACGCGCTGATGTCAACTGGTTCATCATTAGTCGGTTCATCACTCGTTGGTTCTGGTTTAAATGAAGATTTAGTCATGTTCAATACACGCCATAACATTAAATCCATTCAATTTGTTGGTAAGAGTCATTACGACTTTTTATATCAGCTCCAAATATAATATTCTTTATCTATTGTATAAATGCCGACATTAGCAGCAATTCTAAATCAACATAAGCGTAAGTTAAACCAATGCCAAAAACAATTACGCCAAAGCACAAATCAACTTGTTAATCCTCATCGTTCAGTCAGTGATGTCATTGATAAACTTAAGACATCAACAAGTGTGTATGACATTCCGGATATCACTGTCTCCGACTATGATGTTGATAGAACAAATGAACATGAACGAATAGCTACTCTAAAGAAACGAGTGTCAAATACAAAACTCAAGATTGATAAACATGTTGCGATAGATGAACAACCTACAATGATTAAGAATCCCATTATTAGCAAAGCAAAATATAAAAAGTCCACGTAATATAATAATGGCTGACGTTTCAATCATAGTAATTTCATTAGGCTTGCCTGTCATCACTGGAATCATATATACAATACATCGCATCAAATCATGCAATACTCTATGTTGTGAATGTGAACAAGTCGTTGAATCTTCACCAAGACGAATCGCACGACCAAAAGCTTATTTCGCAACAGATTCTCAGTTAATGTAAACAAATATATAGATTCTGTTAATTTTTTTCTCACCATTATTTATACTTATATGAGAGACGCATCACACTTAAAAAGATGGAGAGATTTAGCTGTTGATTTTGCAAAACGAAAAAATATTTCGTATAAAGATGCCTTGAAATCTGCTGAACTAAAAGCGGAATATAAAGGTGAAGTTCCTAAACCAAAAAAAGCACGTGCTAAGAAAGCATAATTTTAAATTTACATAAAGTTATCAATCATTGATGACTTTATTGCTTTGATTACTGGTTCATGAACTTAGTGTGTTTCTGAATTGCTAATGTATGTCGCATTTGATTGCGTTTATGAACGTAAATGTCTGCAATTATCTGATACTGTGCATCTGTAAACACATCACATGTATTGTCATCTCTTGTTTTCAAGTAGCTTTCAACACTGTGTGAATACGATTCAAATGACTTCAGCAAACATTTCTTCTCGTTAGCAATGAATAACAACACAATCACAATACCACTTCTTAACTCTTGAACTCTGATTTCATAATCTACACCATTGAGTAAGAAGTTCTTGTAGTAAAATGATTTGCCTTTGACAGGTGGAATAAACTTTTCATAACCGTATTGTTTGATGTTCTGTAATTGCGACATTTTCTTATATTATTATATGAGAAAATATACTTTTTAAGTTGGTATAATGCGTTTTAATTGCACTTGAAACACTTCTTTACCTTTTTGAAAACGGATGAGTTAGCAATCACAACAATCTCATCTATCAGTGATGGAACAATGGCATCAGCGAACTCAAGAGATAATGCTAATTCATTAGGGTCAGATATCGCTTTTTGTAGTACGCTGTTAACTACTGAAATAACTAGGTCTTTCTTGTCAGAACCTTGTAGCAGTTTATAGTTGAGTTCTAACCATGATATTACTTTTGGCAATTGTGGAATAACATCTGAAATACTTTTGATATCAACATCTTTGAATAACGCATCAACTGCTTGAGATGCAACAGATTCTTGTGTAATCAACTTTACAACCATTGTTATGATATACTATATGATGCGATTATTATTTTATTTATGATTCGTTAATTGAATGATTGATTGCAAAAACCTCTTGTCAGCCTGTAAGTCCTTTATTAAATCTTTCAAAAACTGGTTCTCACTTTGTATTAATGCTAATTCTGTCGGAGATATTAATGACATTTGATACTTTATATATGGTACGGTTGAAGGAATTTCCATTTTATATACTATAATGAGAAATTTTATTTTAGTTGAAGATATCGCGTTGAAAGTGCTTTGATTGTTTGTTTAATCGGGTCAACCTGTTTTTGAAGTTCAGCTTTCATTTCTGGTGTTATACTTTTGTGATTGCTAGATAACTTTCGGTTCAATGCTGCAAGTTTACCTCTTTCTGATGTTATCGTTTGTTCTAGACTTGCTTTTGATTCGGGTTTGCTGTCTTGTTTGTAGTCGATGTTAGACTTGCTGTTCTTCGCCTTTGATACAGTTGTCTTCTTTAATTTTCCACCTTGTAATACAGTATCCACAGTTGTCCCTAGATTAGTAATCTTATCTGCTATCTTGCTTAATCCAGGAAGTTTATGAAATAACTGATTTGCATCTTGGAGGATGAACAATTTTGCTTCTTCTGTTAGCGCGCCGTTTGCTTGTAATACACCCATGATAAAATGTTGACAATTGCGAGTATGTGCTGAATACAATAGAAAGTTATCCTTTCCCATATGTTGTTCAGTTTTCTTGAGTGCTTCATTGAGAGTTATTGATGGAAATGTAATTTGAAGTGTTTTTGTATCTCCTTTCTTTGCAAACTTAGCTTCTGAAATAGATAATCGTTCGTTCTTCTCAAGTTTAGCAGATGTTCCGTTTGATAACGTAAAATCTAATGACAAGTGATAAATCGTATCATATCCAAGTTTATCAACGTTTTCTTGAAACTTACCTAAAGAAACGGCATTTAACAACGTTTGTATCACTCGTTGGACTGGTTCTCTTACTAATGTTGCCGATGTAATTGTTTGTTCTCCAAATTTATCAACAAAACTTTGAACTCTTGGCGGTAAATCATTTTGACCCCAAATAACTTTCTTAACGACGCGCCCAATAGTTCGACCTACATTTTGGACAATATCACGTAATCCTTCTCCTTCTGCCACATTTGCATGCAATGCTCTTATCTGTGCTTCAGCCGTTTTCTTTTTCAATGGTCGTTTACTGAAATAATGGTCATTTGTTGGATTGTAAACATAATAACGTTTTGGCTTCGAATTTGGAACTAACAACAATACATAAGGCATTGAATCTATATATTACGTGTAGATATATTTTACTGACAGTTTATTTATAGTCTTCATTGCTCGTTTTTCCATTTCCGCTTTTATCATGCGTGCCACAAAGTATGACACAATCACATTGCACAAATACCATATCATTATACAATGACATGATAAAAGATTAATTATCTGGATACAATTTCTCATACTTATCATAGAATTCATCATCGTCTTTCAGATATTCAAACAAATCTTCTTCATTTTGTTGTTTTCCTTCCAAGAACTTCAGAATGTCTTCCTTCTTTTCAGAGAATGATATTTCGTTTAGTTGTGGATTCAAATAACAGTAATCGTGTTGTTCGTAAAAGCAAATCTCCATTTCTGGATTACACAATTTTACTACATCGTAAACATTCTTTGAGATAATTCCTTGTCTAAATTGTTCACCACAACATTTGTAGTCTATTGTGAAACTCCAATACACTTTGTCTTTTATATCATCATCATTGACACAAAACTTGACATACAAATCTGATTTATCTTGTTTGGTGAACTTGACTTTCTTTAATTGTGTGATGAATTTGATAATATCATTTAGTTCCTTTTTAGTTAGCATTTATATAATACCAAAGGATTATTTATTAGCTGAAATTACATGATGCGTTCATAGAGTGAATCACCAAATGACATGATAAAATTGTTTTTACTCGACAAATGAATGACAAGATGGTTATGTCAGTCTATCTAGAAATTGATTCTTCAATCTTCTTTGTTCTTTTTGAACATGTAGTTTGTGTCTCCACTTTTGAATTTCATTTACAATTTCCAACAAATCAGTTTTAATCTGTTTCTCGTCATTTGTTGAATTCATTATATTACGTTGTTGGTACGAGTCAAGATATTTCTTTGGTAAACTCGTACAAATATGGTAGCAATATACTTCATTATTGTAGTAAATATTGAATGAATGTTCATTGTATAGGTCTTTTTCCACTTTGTATTTGATTGTGCCATCAACATTTTGCTTTGTTCCGATAATTACACCTTTCATATCAGTTGGATTTCTATTCGTTATAATGTAATCTATGTAATCACTAGCATGTAAACCTTCATTAATGCAATCAATCAACTGATGAACGTATGACTTTCTCATTTTTATATAATAAGATAATATTATATTTTAGTATTTTAGACTTAATGCGTTCAGAGAGTGAATCCACCAAATGAGAAGACAAAAGATGTGTTCATGCAACCACATCATCAATAGGATAAGTTAAGGGATTTTGACACCTTTTTCACAATCCTACGGTAAATTTATTCTTAAAACCGGCTGGAGGTCAAAAAACAGGTCTTTCTCCCTCAAAAAATCCCTAGG